AATAATGTATCATTTACATTTGCTATAAATTTACCAAGTTTATATTTTCTTATTCTTTTACTGCCATGTCTGACTCTATAAACATATAAATTATTTTTAATTGTCATGTTAATCCTTAAACTGATTGTTTAACCAATCGCTTTTTTCTTTTTCCATTTCAGTATTAGCATAAGGTTTAATGTAAGTTCTGTTCACAAAATTTACATCCTTATCACCTAAAGCATTTGCCAGGTCTTGAGGATCTGTGTACTTCTTTTTGAATGACCAGTAGGTAGCCATATAGTGCCTGAAAAAATAGCTTTTTCTTTCAATGGGTAGTTCTACCCCAAAACTCTTTATTGCCCTGTCTAGCGCCCTTATAATCGTTTCTAAACGCATAAAATTGCCCTTGCTATTAAGAAACAAATTAGTTTGAGTTTCTGGTAATCTATTAAGATGTTCAAATATTTTATCTTTAAGACTAATAGATATTGCCAAATCTCTAGTACCTGATTTAGTTTTAGTTGCACCTAAAGATTGATCTCTTTTAACTGCATTAGTTATACTTATGTAAGGAACATTAGATTTAAATTTTAAATTAGATTTATTTAAACCTCTGATTTCACTTGGTCTACAAGCAGTCTGCAACATAATATGAAACATTAATTTCATATCATCTCTTTCTACATGATTAATAAGCTGCTGAACTTTTTCTAAAGTCCAATCATTAAAATCTAATTTAGGTTGCTGCTTTTCAACTACAACAATGTCAGATAAAAAATTCATATCCTTACAAACATTTCTTTGAATTTTATCTTGAGAAGCTGAATAGTCCAGGATAGCACTTAAAACATTAAAAATTTTAGATAATGTTTTTGCATTAATAGATTTTTTATTTTCTAAATGTGTAACAAAATCTTTGATTAAATCCTTGTCAATTAATCTAATGTCTTGGTTTTTAAAGTAAGGCAAAACATGATAGGTAGCCATAGAATTATAATCTTTAATACAGCTTTTAGATGGTTTGCCATATTCTTTTTCTTTATAAAGCTGACGATCAAGCCACAACTTATGTGCATCCTCTATACCCCAAAAGTTAAAATCAATAATTTTGAAACCATCTTTTTCAATCTTTTTAACTACTAAAGGTTTAAGAGTCTTTTTATTTATACTGGTAATAAATTTAATTTTATTATCAGCTCCCTTATATTGAAAACGATATTTAGTTTTACCATTAATTTTAACTGATGATATATTATTGTACTCTAGCTTTTCTTTAGACATTATGGTCTCCCCCCATAATAGTTTAACTCATTTTCTTTTTGACATTCTTCCAATTGATCTACTGGAAGTTTTGGTTTAGGTACTTCTCTTTTATTTCCAACTATTTCTAATACAGAGATTGAATTGTTAGAAACTTGATCTTCAATTAATTTAGACATTCCTTTTACATGGCAACCAAAAGCACAACCAGAATTTTTAGATTGGTAATGACCATCTCTATTTTCATATCTGTAAGTTTCATTTTTAATTAATGCTTCTGATAATTCTTTGTCAGTTCCTTTTTTTAATTTACTAACTATTGATTTATAAACTTGATCGCTATTTGCAATTCTTGAAAATAAAGGTAGGTAGTGGCAATAATCGCTGTACCAAGCTTTTCTAAAACCAATTAAATTATAAGCAGTACAAAATTCAAATTGTGCTGACCTTAAATTTGTATAACCAGCATCAAAAGAAATTCTTCTGCTACCTATTTTTTTTATTTGAACTATTTTACCAGCAGAAGTTCCATACTCCATTCCTGTGTAAGAATCTAAAAGAACATAATCACCAACTTTTAATTCTATGTTGTATTTGTCTGTAGTCATTTTACTCTCCTCTATATTAGTTATCATTAACTTATACATAGGTTATAGCTGATGTTAAGTAGCTTATCAACAGTCATTTGACTATATTTATCAGTCATTTTACACATGGCTACCTGGAATATAAAAAAAATATGCAATCCATTGGTATAGATTCGGTATATATTTTTAGAAAAGTTTTTGTTTTTCCTTATAAAACCGAATAGTACAGATACAAAAAAAGAGCCGAAAAGAATCTTGCGATCCAATTCGGCTATGTATATAAGGTTTTTTAAAATGCCCCTGTAGCTCAATTGGTAGAGCAATTGATTTGTAATCAATTAAACCCCCTAAATAAACTAACTATACTTGAACTTTTAAAAAAAAATATATTGTCAGTATAATTTTTATATTTGTTATTACACATAAACATTAACTCTATGTTAAGCAAATGATAACACAATATAAACTTTATACCATTTAAATTTTTTTACCCACCACTATCCCTGCAAGTCAAATGACTCACATCTGATCTAAAAAGACCAAACCTATTCTGTTATTTTCTTTTTCTTTTCTTTGCAGTCTTTGCTGCCTTTTTAAAATTCGCTGATGTTGGCGCACCTTTAGCTCCTACTTTTCTCATTCGTTCACCTGAACCAGCTTTGATTCTTTTTCTTTTTGCATGGATGTTTGCGTACAATCCTTTTCTTTTTGCCATTGTTTTTCCTTTTCTATTAGTTTTTTGAAATCATCTTTTTTCATACAATCGTAATGTGCTTTTTCCCCACCATAGAAAGCTACGAAAGATTCTGTATTTACCATTTCGGCTTGGCAATATTTACACTTGCCAATGTTAATAACTATAACACTTGGTTTTTTCCAAAGTTTTTTTGCCATCTATCTCCAGGCTTTTCTTGACCAATAATTTGCTGATAAAGTTTTTTGTCCTTTAGTTTTAATCCCACCTGATCTTGCAAGATAACTTTTTCTAGCTTTAGGATTGTTCTTTCGGATCTTCATATTAGGATCTCCAAAAGTAACTTTATTAACCTTACCTGTTTTTTTATTACGAACATACACACCACTCTTTTTTGATTTACCTGCTGGTAATCTAAATGGTTTATTGAGTGTAACTTTTCTACCTTGATACTCTGCCATTATGCTTTAACCTTTGGTTTTGGTGGTGGTACAATAACTTTTTCGTTACATATAAACTTAATAAAAATTTTATTTTTATTTACTTCCTCATAACCTATTTCTTCTAGTTTAAGAATTGACTCTGTATTTCCAGCTATCATACAAGAATAACCATCAACGAATAAATCAGGATATTTGTAAGGTGGTAAGCAAGTGTTTGCTACAGCAGAACACATTATTAAATTTAATACAAATTCCATTAATCGTCTTTCTTTTTAATTTTATGAAGTTCATCTTCTAAACTTGTAATTTTTTTATTAGCATCTTCTAAATCTTGTGCTGAATGTTCTAATTTTTGTAGACATCTTTTGTTAGCACTATCTTTAGATTTACCTGCGTCTTGCAGTTCAGCTACTTCCTGCTTGAGGATACGAACTTGTTCTTTATATTCGTTAATCAGTTCTGAATTTTCTGACATCAATTATTTTTTATTGTTCCTAAATACTTGAGTGCCTTTAATTCCAAAAATACTAGCCACTACTAAAATCCAAAGATTTGTGAACCATGATGGAAGTGCTGCAAAATGTTCAAAGAAAATATTAACCTTGTCCATAGCTTCTGGATCATCTGACCATACTGCCCAAGCCAAAATTATAATTGGGAAACTTAAAATTAAAAGACAAAATTCATCCTTGTAATCATTCTGTCTAGCTTCTAAAAGTTTGCCCTGATATTCAGTTTCACCTTTAGCCATTTTGGTAGCTGCCATGTGTTGAGCATCTGCCATAGCCATTTTAGTTTCTTGTCTTTTTTTATAGATATGAGTACCAGCATTTAAAGCTAGTTTGACTGCACTTAACCACATAATGTTCTCCTATAATTTTGCTGACTGCATTTTTTTAGAAAGTTTATTTGCTCTGTTAGGTGTTTGCTTTGCCCATAAAGAGTCTAGCATTTGGAAAGCAGCTTCCCCATAATCTTCATTATCAAGAGCCTTAAACATATTCTTAAATTTGCTAACTCCACCCTCACCGATTTGGTACACCATGTTAATAATAACTTCTTTAGCTGTATTATTAATTGGTCTGTCAGCAATTAATCTTTCTGCTGCATCTAATGTTCTTTGAAAATCTTTTTCAAAAACTACTTCACCCTCATCTTTTGTGTATTCTACATCATGTTCATAATCATCTTCTGGTGTTACTTTATGACCATAGAATATAGTATCAAAACCCTCTGAACATTTATAAATCTTATTTACATAACCCTCACAGGCTTTTATTTCATCTTTTACTTCTTCGTACATTTACATACCTCACAAATACAAATATCGTTAT